GGGATCTCAGCTCCTGGTACATCTGGGCGCTGCTGATGTAGACGCCCGCCGGGTCCGTGGCGGGGGCGCCCATCACACGCCCTTGGCCAGTGACGCGCTGTTCGCCGCACCCCGCCAGCGGGCCACGAGCCCCTTGACCAGGGCCACGACCGCGGCGACACCGCCCGTGCCAGCGGCCTCCCAGAACGAGGCGTGGAACATCTCCGTCGGGCCGGAGGAGGCGACTATGACGGCGGTGGTGCCGCCGAGGAACGTCCAGACGATGCGCTCCGCGAGGTCGCGCGCGTAGGTGGCCGCGGTCTTCACTACGGTGTCCGCGTTGGGGAGGTTGAGGTCAGACATGATCAGGACTCCTGTCCGGTGACGTCGACGTGCACGTGCACCACCGCAGCCGCGATGGCCTTCTCGACAGCAGCGACGACCGTCGCCGTGTCGACGTTCTTCCCGAGCTGCCCAGCCAGCGCCGCGATCGCGGCAGACTGCGCGGACTCCGTCGCCTGGATCGCCCGCACGCGGGTTCCGATGTCCTTCAGCCAGGACTGCGGCTGCCAGGTCGGGTTCGTCGCCGCGTCCGGAGCATCCGACGGTCCCGCGATCTGGTCGGTCTTCCAGACGGCGTCGTAGATGTCCTGCTTGGTGATCCCCGCCATGGGGTCCTCCTCCGGAGGGTTGGTCTGGCCGGTCGCGCGGGCGACGATGCCCGGGAACACGACCGTCTTGAACTGCGTCACCCGCGCGTCACCAGGGCAGGCGTGCCCGTCCGGGTTCCACGCGGAGTGCAGGCGGTGGTAGCCGAACCCCGGGTCGTCCGCGGTGCGGCAGATCCGCAGCGGGATCCCGTGCTTCTCGTGCAGCCACACCCCGAGCCGGATCAGTGACTCCACCTGCGCGGCAGTCCATGGGTCGGAGGCCTCGAGGTTCGACGCGGACTCGAGCGACACCGCGCCGCTGCCGTCGGCACGTCGGTTCGCCGCGGCATTCGCGTCCGCTCGAGTCTCGGTCCCGATGAACTGCCCCAGCGAACCGTCGTACCCAAGACCGAAATGACTCTCGAGGTTGGTGCTGTCCCGCCAGTACTCGTAAGTACGCTGTGGCGTCCACGGGGCGACGATGCTGTGCACGATGAACTGCGTCGGCTTGATGGCTGGCTGGCTGTCGCTCTCCGGCTGGAGCTCCATCTTCGTGGCACCCGGGTACCAGGCCATGGTCAGAGTCCTTTCGCTGTGAGCCAGGAGCGGACGGCGAGCGCCATTGCCATATCGGGATCCGCGGGCACTGGGGTAGGCGTCGGCTGCGGCGCCGACACCAGCGCGGGCACCGTGACATCGCCCTGCTGTGACAGCAGCCACTGCATGTCCGCCTCAGCCACCCAGCACGACCCGCGGTCACCCCACGACGCGCCCCACGAGTTGTCGAGGCGGAAGCGCGAGCCGTCCCAGCCAGAGCAAACGATCTCGTGCCCACCCGCGAGCCCGGATGCCCGGTCGACGGGGAGCAGGGCGCCGGCCCCGGTGTCGAACATGCTGTTGAGCCAGATGATGCCGAGCATCGCCGGGCCCGTCTGCAACGCCGACTTGAGCGCGGTCAGGGAGAACGCGTGCGTGTACCCGGCCGCGAGCCCCAACGACTTGAGGGCCTTCGCCACCCCCAGCCCGGACGATCCGGTGTCGTCCGGCGGGTACGAGCCGGGCACGTTGTCCAGCGTCGTGGCCACCTTGTACAGGTCCACGGCTAGCGACTCATCCACCGGCCGACGCGCTGCCTTCACCGTTACCGACGTCACGCCCGGACCGACGGCAGAGTCCGTCGCCAGGATTCCGGCCGCGGCGTTACCGGTGCAGCTGCCGAGCTGCCCCTGGTCGAAGACGGGCACGCGGCGCTGCCACTGCACCGGCTTGACCGCCGACTTCGGCAGCACGCCGTGCGCGAACCGCAGTGACCGCGGATCGTGCTCGACATGCCTACCTAGCCGGAACTGCCCACCCCGTTCGGGGAGATGCTCCACTCTCACAGCCCCTCCTCGGGGGTCAGACGACAGTTATGACCTGCTCGTATTTCTGTGCGACCACGAACTCCACCCCGTCCGCACTGGAAAGGAAGGCCCGGACCGCGCCCACCACATCGAGTTCCTCGACGACGTGCTGCTCCTGGTTGACCGCGGAGATCTGTACCGACACGAGCGGTTCACCCGAGCTGCTCTTGCCGGTGATCACATAGGTAGCCATGGGGTCTCCTCATGCCACGCGCAGCAGTGACAGCCACGAGTCCGTGTAGAGCGTCAGAGCCGTGGCATTCGATGTGAACTGGGACCAATCCAGGCTGAACGTCCCGGGGGACGTGCTGGTGCGGAGCGTCCCGTACAGCCAGGCCGTCAGCGGAGTGCCACCCGTGCCGAGGGTGCCGTAGCTCCTCGCACTCGTGACGTCGTTGGTTTCGAACCTCGCCAGATAGCCGCGCGCGTCCTGGGTGTCGGTCAGAAGGGCAGGCGCCGCGCTCGCCCCGATGACCGGGGAGTTACCGACACCGATGGCCGCCCACTCACCCAGCGCACCGGACGGAGCACTGAAGTCGAGCGCGAGGTCGCCGGCCGCCGGACCGTCGTATTTGACCCAGCCGTGCCACCGGTACGCGGCGTTCGCGACCACCTCGAACTGCAGATGCGGGTCAGCGCTTGTGACCGTCACCGCCGACCGCGAGGTGTCCGACGTTTTGCGGGCGACCTGCTCCTGTCCGGAGCGCAGCAGGGTCGCGGTGATGCGCTGCCCAGCCAGGAAAGTCGGGTAGGCCTCAGCCATGAGTCAGCTCCTTACAGGGCGAAGTAGGTGGGAGTGGCGAGCCGAATGTCTGTGCCCACGGTCTGGGCTTTCACGACCCCGTTGATCGAGCGGGTGACGGTGAACTGCTGCGGGTTGACCACGGCCAGATCGTCGTAGGACACAACGGGGCTGACGTTCGTGTTGCCGACTTCGAGGATCGACCGGGTCCCGATGCTGGTCGCCGAGGACAGGGCACTGTCCGTCACCGTGACCTGCCACTCCGGGGTCTCCACCAAATCCGCGACCGGCCACGCTTTCGCCCGCAGCCGCGCCCCCTGCGCCTGGAACCGGACCCGAAAGAACGAGCCGGGCGTGTACGTGTACGTCAGTGCCGTTGATGCGAGGACCGACTCCACGCTCGCGATACGGCGGACGATCGCCACCGTCACCACGTTCGCCGTCGAGAACGCCAACCTGGCCATGAAAAGGTTGTCGATGTCGACGTACCGGCAGGTCAGCCCCGCATAGATCGGTGCGCCCGTCGCCGCCGCGCTCGCCGTCACGCTCGCGTACAGATCGCAGTCCGCATACCCGAGACTGACGAAACAGCGGCGGCTGGTGTCAACGCTCGTCAAGGTGTGCGTACCAACACCGGCCGCTACTGCGTAGTCGGACGAGGCTCCGCCCGAGGTGGTCCACGCCTGCCCCGTGTCCGCGCTGCCCCAACTGCTTGACGAGGTACGACCGAACGCGTCGATGACCTTCGAGGAGACCGCGGTCACCCGCATTACCTCACCACCCACCCGCACATCCCACGGCACCTCCGCCGTGTCGGTCGTCCACAGCATCGACGGATCACGGACCGGAGCCACATCCAGCGACGTGTCCCCGGTACCGATCGCGGTGAGCAGCACCGAGTCGTCCGTATCGACCCGCGCCGTCGACGAGTCGAGGTAGCCGATCTGGTTGTACGGGGCTGCCGGCGCGCACGTGAAGGTGAGCCGGTGCTCGAAGTGTGTGATGGTCTCGGACATGCCGAGGACGAGTTGGTCGATGGTGTCCGGGGGCAGCCAGGATGGCGGGTTGGTGACCTGGACGCGGTCGCCGAGGCGGAGGGCGAGGATCGCGCGCCGCATGTCCGGGGTGATCGACGGGTGCGCGAGGTTCACGCTGATCTGCGGGAACCTTGCCTCGTCGACGGTGCCCAGCCTGACTCGCCATGCGGCCTGGTCCTGCAGCGTGGTCGTCGAGTTGGTGGACAGGTTGAGGGTGACGTCGCTCCCGTACACGCCCATCCCCGCCGGAGGCAGCGCCGTCGACAGGGGCCCCGTCGTCGCCTCATACGATCCGGTCACCCCGTTCACGGTGACGGTGACGCGGTTCTGTACGTACCGGTCGTCCTCCACCGGCACCGGCACGGCCGCGAGGTTGAAGCTGGGGTAGTCGAGGACCAGTGCCGGGTCCTGCCCGTGCAGGGACGCCCGCGTCCGATACCCGAGGCCGAGGACGGCTCGGTTCTCGTACAGCAGCCCGCCATCCGCCAGCGTCGCCTCCTGTACCAGGGCGAGGACGTTCTGCCGGCCCTGCGCCCCCAGCGCTACCGTGTCGTCCAGATCCCCGACCCAGTCGACGGGGATGGCCTCCTCGCCGCACAGCCGTTGAATACGGCGGCCTGCGGTCTCGCCCGCCGGGTTCAGACGGACGCCGAGCGCGTCGATCGGGGTGATTGCGTTCTCCACCGTGACGTGGCCGATCGCCACCCCCGGCAGGTACTGGGTGCCGATCGGGCCCACCACGGACCGAGATGCCGGGCCGAACTGAACCCTGGTCACCCGGGTCAGCGTTGGTAGCGTCGCACTATCGGTGACGCTGTACGTCTGCGCGGTCATGACGTCCTTCAGGCGTAGAGCCCGCGTCGTGCCCGTGCCCGTTTCCGGCAGTTCGACGGACACGTACAGCAGGCGCCCCCGGACATCGAGGGTGTGGGGAAGGAGCACGCCAAGGAAACTCCCGTCGGAGGCATGGGTTCGCAGCACCAGCGAGTTGTTGGCGTCGGTCGTCGAGTAGTACACCTCCCAGAACTGGGGTGCTCCCGCCGAGTAGTCGACCTGGTCGATCGAGCAGATGACTTTGCCGTCCGACAGTCCGGCCGCCGGGATGAAGCACAGGAAGCGGACCTGTGTGGCCGATGGGTCGTCGTACCGGGCGACGCCCCCGGACACGTACCCCGAGGTCAGTACGGGCAGCGGGTCGGACGCCAGGAACCCGGAGTAGGAGGCGAGGGTGGGTGACCCGGTGAACGTCATCGGGGATCCGTTGACCAGCGCGGACGCCAGACTCGCCGACCCGTCGGCGTCCTCGCACGGCCAGTACGCCACCACAGACGACGCGACGGGGTCCGTGATCGCGGTGTAGATCACCGACCGGTCCGGGGCCGGAGCCTGCGCCAGACGCTGCAAAATCCCCGTCACGGTGACGTCAGTCCATACGTCCGTGCCGGTCGAGTCCCAGCCCGGAGCCCACTCCGACACCTCACCCCACAACCGGTAGCTCTTGCCGCCACTCCCGTCCGGGACCGAGATCCGCAGCGGCGTATTGCGGCCGATCAGCCCGTAGTAGGCGCCCAGCGGATTCCGGGGCGAGAACCGGCCGTCCGTGTTCCGCAGCTGCAGCCCGGCCTGCGCCCGCTCCGTCTGAGACCCCTCACCACCAGTGATCCCGTAGGAGATCGCGATCTGGCCCGAGTCGTCACGGACCATGCAGTACGAGGTGATGTCGACCCACACGCCTGCGATGAGCAGCTCGATCTGGACGGGCTGCCCGTTCGACACCTCCCCGGTCCCAGCCAACGGGCCAGGCAGGTTGGCGAGACGACGACGCCACGCCGAGACGAATGGGGCGATCGACGGCATCGGTCAGCCCACCTCCTGGAACACAATCCAGCAGCGCAGGTCAATCGCCGTCGTCGGAGTCGTCGCCCGCACCCGCAAAAACTTGGACACCGGGATGATCGGGCGGGCATCCGGCATCCACTGCCGCACGTACTGCAGACCCGACTCACCCGACACCGACGACAGCGACACCACATCGAACACACGAGACGCAGTCGTCGTCCCCTCCGCCGACGACGTGTAACCAGTGTTCGCCGTGCCCAGCGTGAGCAGGGTGTTCGCCCCGTTCGGGTCCAAATTCTGCACCCCAGCGTTTACGTGCGCGGTCACCGTCGCCGCGACGTCCGTCTGCAGCAGCTCGATCACACCGTCCGCACCCGGCGGGTCATCAGACGACCAGCCCCACTCCAGCAACTGAATCTGCCGCGTCGACGGCGTGGACAACTGCAGCATCGTCTTGATCGCCGTACCCGTCGTCACCGACTGCTGAGCAGCAGTCGTCGGCGCCGGACCATTCCACACGATGTAAGGCACTGTCGTTCCTCTCCTCTTACCGGCCGCGCGGCGGCTGGAATGTCGCCTCGATCGAGCCGCGCGCCCGCACCTCGCGGCGCGCGGTATCCACCAGCAGCTCGCCGAAGTCCCGGCCCGCGATGTTCAGGTGAATCACCATCGGCTGGCTGTCCCTGCCGCTCGCCCCACCCACCAGCGCAGCGGTACGAACGGGTGCCTGGCGGGGGGTGTTGAGCATCGACGCCCACGGGGCCTGCGCCTTCCTGCGCGAGTCCGGGCCGGACCACACCCGCGACCCCACCGGCAGATCCAGCAACTCCGGCTCGTGCTCGCCCACCCACGTCATCCCGGACCGGATCCCACCCGACGCAGCCATCCCGACGATTCCGCCGGACGCCTTCTTGCCGAACGCCTTCTCGATGCTCTTCTCCATGACCTTCGCCAGGTGAGCCATGCTCTTTTCGAGCTTGTCCTGCGACTTCTGCAGCTTGGACACCGTCGCCGTCTGCGCCTTGATCGCCGCCGCATACACGGCATCCGCGGTCGTCTTCCCCGCCGAACCGGCGGCGCTCCCGACCTGCGCCTGCAGCGAGTTCACCGACTTGATCTCCGACGACGACGCGCCCAACAACGCGCCCGCAGTCTCCAGCCCGCCGCCTTCGACCCCGGCCTCGGCGATCTGCTGGATCAGCCCCTTGTCCAGGCCCTTGGCTTTCAGGTCCTTCAGCGCGCCGGCGAACGCGGTCGCCTTGTCTCTGCTCGCGGTGAGACCGCTCATGATCGAGGACATGGTGATCGTCTTGTCCGAGCCCGCGCCCTTGGTGATGTTCGCCGAGCCGAGGATGCCGCTCTTCACCGACGACGACAGTGAGGCGGCCGAGGACTTCAGATCGTTGAGCTTGTCCTTCGCCTTTGCCAGGCTCGCGTTGACCGCGTTGAGTTGCTTCTCCTGCTTCAGTAGCGCTTTGCCCGTGGCGTCGAGTTGCTTCAACAGGCGAGACTCCGTGCCCCCGTGCGTGGACTTCTGGATGATGCCGCGCCACTGGTTCAAGGCGTTCACGAGCGAGCCGACGGAGTCAGGCTTGGCCAACGCGGACCCGAACTCACTCCGCTGGTACCCGGCCATCTGCCCGTAGCGGCTGATGGTCAGCTGGCCCCACGCATCCGAACGGGCCTGCCGCTCCGAAGCCGCCTGAGCCTTCGCCGCGGCCCGAGCCTTCGACACCTTGCCGCCCCGGGCCAGGTGCTGCCCCTCCTCGTACCGGCCGTCGTTGACCGTCTGGAGAAACTTCTCGCCGTACTTCTGCACCGACGCGGCCTTGATGACGAACTCGCCGTTCGACAGCCACGGCGCCGGGACGTCATCGCTGGTACCCGTACCAGGCCCCTGCACCGGACCGCCGTCCGCGTACCGGAACGCCTTGCCCGTGTACAGGCCGCCCGTCGCACCGACCGCGTCGTGCACGGACTGGCCCCGCTGGGCGAGCTCATTGACGTGCCGGGTCGTGATCGTGTTCGTCACCCAGGTGTTGGCCCGCTTACCGTTCACCGCGTTCATTGCGCGCACTACCTGAGCGATCGACCCGATCGCCTGCCCATTCGCCGTGTACACCATGGTCCTGCCGTCAGGCAGCGTCTTCGTCTTGAACCCGACCGCTTCCAGAGCCTTGATCGCAGCGCCGTTGAGTGTCGACACCGTGACGCTCTTGGCGCTCGGCGTCTTGCGAATCGCGGCCTCGACCTCATTGAGACCAGCGACGGCCTCGTCTTTCTCAGCTTTGATCAGCGTCTTGATCTCGGACGGCACGCCGAGCAGCGTGTTGACGTACTCCTGCGCCTTCTCTTTGTTTCCCTTGAACGCTTCCGTCGCGAGCTTCATCATCTCGGCGCGCAGGGTGGACGACTTCTCCGTCATCGACGAAAGGGAATCCCCAGCGGCGAGACCGGACGCGATCATCTCGTCCTGGGCTTTCGCCGCCTGCGACATCGCCGTACCGTTCGCGCGGCCCTTCTCCGTGTTCAGGTCGAGGGTGGCGCCGTTCTTCTTGAACGCCTCCGACAGGCTGTCCATCCCCGCCTCGAACGCGATCTGCCCGTCATACGCCGACCGGTTCACGTCGTTGAGCGCGACGATGCTTGCCCGCAGCCCATCCGCCGACGCCTTCTGCGCATCGAGCTTGGCCTGCGCCGCCTGCGCCGCATCCCCGAAAATACCCATGCTCTCGGCAGCCATCTGCTGCTCGAAAGCCTGATCCTTCAACGCATTGCTGTAGTCGTTGGTGAATTTCCCTAGACGGCTCATGTCCCCGCCGCCGGCCTTCCACGCCTTCTTCAGGATCTCGAACTGCGCGGCAGCGAGTTTCGGGTTACCGGCCTTGACGTTGTTCGCCATGACCTTGTCCCATGCATCGAGATTCTTTGTCGCGTCGGAAACTCCGGGCCCGGTAACCGTTCCCACCCACGCGCCGAAATCGGTCGTGAGCTGGACGAACTTGTTGTCCGAGGCGCCCTTCGACATCATCGCGATCGACTTGGACATCTCATCGAGATTCGTGCTCAGTACGCCGGTCACCTTGCCCGTGGTGGCCAACGTGTTCAGCGACGTCGACAACTCATCGACCGCGACGGGCGCCTTGTTGGTGCTGAGCTCGTGCATGGCCAGTACCAGCGCACCCACCGCGCCAAGCGCGAGCGCCGCCTTACCGCCCGTCGACAGGGAGCCAAGCGCGGTAGTCATCCCGGTGATCCCGCCGCCCGCTGCAGCTGCGGCAGCACGCAGCGCGGTGATCTTCGTGACGAGCGTGGCGTAGCCGCCCGCGATGGCGCCAACCCCCGCCCCCGCCAACTTGATCAGCTTGAACGCGGAATACACCGACATCAGCGTCCCGATCAGCGACGGCGGCACCGCAGCCACCAACTTCGCCATCGCATTGACCAGGGTCAGCATCCCCGGACCAGCCTGCGCCGCACCCTGCAACAGGTTGCTGACCGCCTCGGCCACACTGGTCAACAACTGCTTCACCGCAGGCCCCTGCGCCCGCGCGTACTCGAAGAACGACGCGATCGGCCCGTGCGCATTGCCCTCCGACAGCACCCGCATGAAGTGAATCGCCTTATCCGTGGCGCCCTTCAACGACTGATTCGCGAAATCGGAGACCGTCTTCGACAGCACGTCAAACGCACCCGTGCTGATTCCCCCGCCGGCCACATCCATCAACCGGCTCAGCTGAGTCGACGTGCCCTCCACCATCGGCGTCAGCTTCGGAAGGATCTGCCCCATCACCGCGAACGACTTCTCAACCGGCACCATCGTGAACTTGGCCGTCGAGTCGGAGAAATCCTTGAACTGATCCTTCAACCCCATGAACCCGAAAGCCGCACGCGCCGTCGCCTTCGGCATCGCACCCAGCACCTGCGCCGCCTGCACCTGCGCCGCCACAGCCTGCTTCGAATGCGCCCCATACTGCTGAACCGCAGCGCTGTACTTCGTCTGCGCCTGCGTCGCATCCTTCAAATTCCCGATCTGCGGGATCACCGCAGCACCGAACGACGCCACCGCCAAACCAGCAGCGCCCGCGTGCACGGCAATCGGAGCGAATGCCGCCGCAACCGGCACCGCGGCCGGGGCAAGAGAGAGCAGCGACCCGCGAACATCGAGCATGGCCCTCGACATCCGAGAACCCGACCGGTTCACATCATCGGCCGCCCGCGCGAACTGGCCGGACATCGTCCGCAGTCGGCCGTTGATGTCCCGGAAGCCATCGACCGTCTCGTCACCGACCCGGACCCGGATAACGATCACATCGTCAGACATCGCTCACCTCCCCTCCTCGGTCGCGTCCGCCGCCGAGCTCCTCAATCCGCACGAGGCGCATCAGCTCTGTGTCCTCCTGCATAAGGGAGGACAGGGTGTAACCCGGGAACCGCTCCAACAGGCCGAGCAGGTACCGGGCGCGGGTCAGCTGGCCAGGCTCTCGGACAGTGCTTCCATCGGGACGGACTCCACCAGGGACGGCCCGCCAGCGGGCGAGCTCTGCGGCAAAGGGTCGGCATCATGAACCCCAATGAGGGCGTCCACGTAGGCGTTCTGCATGGCGCGGGCCAGTCCCTGGTCGACCTGCTTCAGCCCGGCCTCGGTCGCGGGGATCGGCTTGCCCGCGGCGTCTTCGAGGTTCCAGGAGACGAGGTTGCCGGCGAACCGGCGCATGCTCGCGGCGACGTCCTCGCCGTCCCCTCCGTCGAGTCCGGTTGCAGCGGTGTACTCGCCGAAGGCCATGCCGAGCAGGGTGGCTTCGGCGCCGTGGTACTTGTGATCCTCGGCGAAGCGGATGACCACCTTGGAGACGGATGCGTTGAATCCCATGTGCTGCCTCTCAGGCCCAGGTGGGGACGGTGCCGTCGGCGAGGGAGCCGGGCGCGGACCAGGTGAGTTCGCCGCTGTCGGAGCGGGTGAGCTGGTAGTCGGTGAAGAGGATTTCCGGGGCGAGGGTGACGCCGTTGACGGTCTGCGTGACGGTCCGTGCGACGGAGGTGGAGGGCACGGTTTTGAAGACGTCGTGGCTCTGGTTCGACGCCGCGTTGAAGACGCCGTTCAGCGTGACCGAGCAGTCGGCGAGGAGCAGCAGCCGCTCGTTCGCGGACTTGTCCACACCGGTGATGTCCTGCACGCCCCTGGGGGTGCTCATCTGCCAGTTGGTGATGTCGTTCTTGATCGCCCTCGCGGTACCCGCGGAGTCGTCCACCGAGAGCGTTGTCTGTCCGAGGCCGGATGCCTTTGCCATGGCTCAGTTCCCTTCCGTTCTGTCGTTGCTCGCCCGGACGGGCTGCTCTTCGACCCACTTCGCCTCTCGCTCCCGGTCGGGTGCGAGAGAGCCGAACATCTTGCGGACCCCATCCCGATCGACCCATCCCCAGTGGAAGTGCGTTGGGTGGGTGATCGAGTTATTGACCCAGTCGGCGACGAGCTTCACCTCGCGCACCGTCGTGCCGTCGTCGACCAGCGCGAACAGGCGGTCGCTCGGGTTGGAGATCAGGATGGTGAACGTCGCCGGGCCCAGCACTTGCCGTCGGGCACCCGAATCGGTTGGGATCACGTGCACCGCGCGCGGCGTGCTGGACTCGATCGCGTCGTATTCGCCGCCGAGATCGATGCCGTCCACGACGAGCCGCAACTGCGAATCTGCCCTCATGCCGTCATCCCTTCGCGATCTCGTCGGCGATCGCCTGCTGATGCGTGGCGAAGTCCTCGACCCAGTGGCCCGGGTTCTGATGGAGCCGGGCCTTCGTGCCGCGGGGGTTCCCGCGATGGTCGCCGTCCCGGACCACGAACAGGGGCGGCCGGTCCAGGCGGGTGCGGTGCTCACGCGCCTTGAAGCACGGCTGGCCAGCCTCGAACACGAGCCACGACTCAGTCGCGGAGATGACCTCCAGCCGGTACTTACGACCGGACGCGGCCACCGCCTCTCGCAGGTCGGGCGTCAGCGCCTCGTTGTTGACCCGCCACCCGTTGACGTAGTTGGGGCAGTCGACCTCCGCGCACGACGCGGCCCGGAAGTGGCTGCTCAGCGGGGAGACCACGGCATACGTCTTGTACGCGGCCGCGCCCATTGCCGGTTCGGGGCGGAACAGTTCGGCGCCCATCAGAAGGTCACCCCCGCCGCTTCGTTCTTGATCACGTTCACGGAGAACGACAGCGCGGTAAAGCCACCCGTCGTCACCGTGGTCGCCCGCAGATAGCGGCGCAGCGTCGTCGTGTTCGACAGAGCGATCCGCTCCGCCAGCGGGGCACCCCCGGTGATCTGCGTGAACGCGAAACCCGCGACGTCGGCGAAGGTGATGTTGTCGGCCGAGTCTTGGATCTTCACGGTGGCGTCCGTGCCCGTGAACGGGGCGAACACCTGGAGGTACGCCTGCCCACCGAACGATGCCGAGGCGGACGTGTCGATGCCCGTCCCGAGCGTCGCCGCGGTATCCGTCCGCACGCCGGCCGTCAGCTGTCGGCCCCACTCGATGCCGTAGCCGTTGGACTGCGCGGACACTCCGAAGGTGAGCATCCCGTCGTCGCCGCGGGTCGGGTCGTAGTTGACCTGCTTCCCGATGAGGGACGCGGCCGGGTCGCCGAGGGTGGTGCCGCGGCCGTAGGTCATGACGACGTCGGTGCGGGGCAGGGCGGACAGCTTCTCGTGCAGGCCGCCCGTGATCGCGACCGTGTTGAAGTACGTAGTCATCTCGAACTGCCCGCTGCGCAGCCCGCCTTGCCGCTCGTAAGCACTCTTGTCGATCCCGGTGAAGTTGAGTAGCGCGGGTCCGCCGCCGATGGTGCCGAGCTGCTGGATGTCGCCGCTCGCGTTGAAGCCCTGGATGTAGAGGGCATCCCCGAGCCCGCTTGCTTTTGCCACTAGGGGGCCTCCGTCCATACGTCGTTGATGATCAGGGGCACGGTGAGCGTGGCCACCCGGTACGTCGTGCTGTCGAAGCGGGTGAACCCGAACTGCGCCGACAGCGGGGTGCCGTGCGCGCCGAGCAGGTCGACGTTGCGGACCGTCCCGCCGAGCGTGAAGTCCTCGAACAAGCCAGTCATCAGCGCGTCCACTGCGCCCGTCACCTGGATGTCGACGTCGTCCTGCGGCTCCGAGTCGGCGGGCATGAACACCCGCCCGGCCAACTCCAGCCGCACCGTTCCCACGCTGACTCCGGACCCCGCCGGGACCGGGGCGATCCGAGTCACCCACGTCGCGTAGATCAGACCGGACCCGGGCGCGGACACCGGCTCATGCCCGAGTACCTGCTCGAACAGGCCCAATCCCTGCGCCTGCGACATGTGCGCGCTGCGGTAGGTGAGGAGATCCAGGGGCACGGCAATCACATCCGTCCC